ACGTCTTGCAAAGACAAAATCGATTGTATAGCTTCCTAGAGACTACTTTTTTACCCAAAAACCCTAAAAATAGCCCATTTTCCAGCCAAAACCCTAAAAACCGCTCTTCGCCTCCATTTGCCCGCTCCGCCCACCCTCCACACCAGCTTCGCCGACATTTGCGAAATTTTTTTTTGAAAAATAGAGGTATTTCGGGAATATCTATTGTTTAGGGTCTTTTTGGGTATACCTTTTAAAAAGAAGGGTGGGAATGTGGTGAAAATTACCATTTTCGTTAAGGAATGGGGGAGTGGATGCGGAAGTGTAGATTTTTTCGGAACTTTCGGCTTTCGGACGGGTTTTGTCACATCGGTGTATTTCTTGGGGAAATTTTGTAGATTATGGGGTAGAGAGAGCAAAACTTATTATTTTAAATATTTTAAGTGGTTTAGTTTAAGATTGGGATTACTATTTTTAAGAAATGAAAAGTGTTTAAGGTTGGGGCGCTCTTTTTCATCTTTTTGGCTTAAGCTTGGGCGCAAAAAACCGTTTTTGAATCTGCCAGCTGGGGGGCGGGGGTCAAATCCCCAACCCCCCTAGCCCCCCAGCCCACAAAGGGATTCTTGCCCAATGGCTACAAAAATTTTCAAATGATGGCGAATTTCAAACAGACAACTTTGGTAGTAAAAGAGCTTTGACTGAGGTCATTGCTGAACTGCAACGACCTAGTTGCTTATCGTTGACGTAGGTCATTGCTGAACTGCAACGACCTAGTTGCTGAACTGCAACACTATTAAATATACCAACAATTAGTGTACCAGTATCATATCCATATATGCTGTGTTATAGAAGCGTGATGTTCATTGTCGCAACAACTCTGCCAAAAATGCAAAACTCTTTTTCACTTATAAGATACTCTGGGTAGATAGGGTTATCCGATTTGATTAGAAGCTCATCACTGCTTGATGTTTTGTAAATGCGCCTGATCATCGCTTCACCATTTATTGACATTTTGTATATTTTACCGCTTGATATGGTCGAATCGTCCATATTGATGAAAATGATAGAGTCACGATCTATTGTTCCTTTCATCGAATCATCATTGATTTTAACTCCCATCAATCTTCTACTAGAGTTATTAATCACGCCCATAGGCATTGAAATACTGGTGAAATACTCTGTGTCTTGAATGTCCTCATAAAATGGCAAGACAATCGAATCATTGTTTAATGCTCTATCCAATAGGGCTATTTGGGTTAAAAGTTTGCCATGTTCTGTGATCAACATATCCCCCTCTCCATGCTCAATCCATCCCCTATTGATTTTCAATTTGTCTTCAAGTGCAATAGCGTATTTAGGCTTTACATTGAATGTTCTATCTTGTTCGATAGCTTTTACAGTGGCTTCCCCAGCGCCCATTATTTGCGCTAACTCAGACTGCTTTAGACCAAAATGGGTTCTAATTTCTTTTAATCTTTGTGATAACTTTTGCATATTCTCCTCCTCTATTAAAGAACATTTAAGAACGGATGCTATACAATTACGAGTATATTCTATAACAAGTATTCATTTTAGCATAAAATTAATCATAAATAAATCAAACAAAGGGTTTAATAGTGACATTTTCAATTTACTTAAATCAACCAAAAATGCTTGAGTGGGATTTATCGTTTAAGGCTGGGATACTTCTTTCAAAAATGGCTGAACTATCCTCTTGGGCTACTCCGATTACGATTGAAAATGAAGTGTATTACATGCTCTTTCGTAAAAAAATACAATCTGAATTGCCACTACTGGGTAAAAATTTCAGCTCAATATCAAAGACGATCAGTGAGCTTGAAAGCAAAAGCCTAATCGAATCAATCCAAAAAAACTCAACACCCGCCTATCGCTTAAGTGCCAAAGGGAAACAGTGGTTAACTGCTTCCATAAACGCAAACGATGGCGAATCTTCAAACGATAATAATTCTGAAATTTCCCCAGAGAAAAAAGCAAAATTTACCTTTGATTTAAAAATGAAGCGAGGGTATTCACTTTTATCGCAAGAGTATAAAGAAAATTTAGAGTATGTCTGTCAAGAGTATGCAAAAAATAGCAATATTCCAGCAGATGAATTTGGTGCATTTGTTGATTGGCACAGCGCTAAAGGAACACTGCATCAAGATTGGTCTAAAGCATTTAAGTATTGGTGTACGATGTATAAAAAACGCAATCGTACAAACGGTGGCGAATTATCAAAAGATGATTATTTTTCAAATAATGGAAAAGGATTGTACTCGTGATACGGTTACTTGATGATCTATTTTTACTAAAAGAGATTGATGAAGTTGATCTTCCCTATGATTCTGTCTATATTAGGAATAAATATCCAGATAAAATTGTTGTAATGAGGCATGTTGCTTTTATATACAAGAGTGTTCTTGATAAAGAAGCCAATGAGAAGCTTACTGATTTGAGTAATTATATTTTAGTAGGAGAGTTTGCATCACATATTTGCGTTCATAAAAGTTTTTTATTTAGACGTATTGATTTTATGAAAAAAACAAAAATAAAATTATTCAATTATATGGAGCTTTGCAATAATTATTATATTGAACTATGTGATACCAATAAAAGGCTATTTCAAGAGTATCAACCTTTTGTTATTAAGTTTAATGAACCAATCGAAATAGAACATCATATTACTGTAGGTGATATTGCCATAGGATTTTACTAATGTCATTAAAAAGATGGATTAACCCAAAAGAGTTTAGAGAAGAGTTTGGAATCAGTGAGAACGTACAGTCAACACTGCGTAAAGAGAAAAGGATACCGTTTAGTAAAATCGGTGGTTTTGTCTTTTATGACAGAACCATTATTGATAAATGGCTTGAAAATAATTGCATGAACGATATGGGGTTGTACCGTGAGTGAAAAAATAATCCTTAATGCGCTGATGAGCGCCAATGAGTTTGCAGGTATTAGTCTTGATGCTTTGATGAAAACGGGCATTAAAAAAGAGTGGTTTATGGATGCTAAAAATCAGATCATCTTTAACGTGATAGAGATTTATCACAAGGCTGGAAAGCCGTTTGATGACACCATCGTGTTTGAGCAACTCAAAAAAGCAAACATTCATAATGCCGAAGAGATCATCTTGGAGATCGTGTCTCAAAAGTTTGTAACAGAATCTATCGTCAAAGAGCATATAGAAGAGCTTAAAACAGCGTATCATCTTAGGATGCTTGATCGTCTCAGCAACGAAATCAAAGGGATGGTCAATGCCAAAGCCAATCCTGATGCAATTAATCAGCTTATTAAAAACACGGTTGAAAATTTTGAGTATATGAACAGAGAGTGTCCGATTAAATGTTTGAATGCTGTTAGGGAGCGAAGAAAAAAATCGACTGCCGTTTCTCGTATTGAGACGGGGATACCCTTTATTGATACAGTTTTAACCGATAGATACGGTAATAAAGGGTTTAGAAACGAGGGGCTTGTCTTTATCGGTGGTCTAAAACAGACGGGAAAGACGTTTATTGCCACTCGTATCATTGAAAATGTTAGTAAGAACCATCCCGTACTCTTTGGCTCTTTAGAGTTTGGAGAGGATTTATACGATGAGGGAATCGAAAATGCACAAACGGATGGTTTTTTTAACGGAGATATTAACAACATCCACACCTTTGATGATGTCTACGATATTAACGAAATGTGTGCGTGGATACGTTACTACCAAAAGCGTTACGGCATTAAGCTGGTTTTACTAGATTCTATGATGCGTATTAGCAATGAGACAAGCAATCTTGCCACCGAAGAGAAGAAGTTATCTGATATCTTCTCAAAACTTGGCAAGCTATCCAAAGAGCTTAAAGTGCCTATTTTGATTATTGTTCAAACCTCTAAAGAGGATTTAAAATCGAGCAATATCAGTGTTAAGGGGAGCATGAACGCAGATCACGAAGCGTATGTTTGGTTTCATATTGTTAAAACCAACAAAGACCCTAATGATGAGCAACGAACGGTCATCTGGAATAAAAATAAAGACACTATGAAGCATCCAAAACAAAATCTCATGTTCGTTCCAGAGACAGCGGATTTTTATCGTATCAATGTGGACGAGCAAGGAAGACCGAATGGGGCGCTTGATAAGTACAGAGTTCCGCCACGTAAAGATATCCCCGTTGAAGTTGTCTATATGGACAGTAATGAGTCTTTGAACAATGTCCCTTTAAAATTTAAAGACCTACCAAAGTTATAAGGAGAGCGTATGAAAATAGGTCGAATATTAAGAGTCAAAGAAGAACGATTTGGAAAAATACATACAGAGCTTGTGATGGATATACGCACCATTAGTCTTAAAAAAAAGTTTACGATTGATATGAATAAAATCAAATATCCCGATGGCGATATGAATTCTCCTAAAGAGGGGTGTGAGGATTATCCAGACTATCTTCTGTGGTATAACGTCAACGCAAAAGGAGAGGCGCTTCCTAGAGAGCATATTGGCAATATCAGTAATATTGTCAGCGGTGATGGAAGTGTGAAACGAGGCTTTATCTTTGACCCATTTATTCAAGCAGAGCCTATCTATTTTTCCATTTTTCCAGTAGAAAAAGAGAAAGTAACCGAAGAGGGGCATCTGTTTAATGTCCTCGCTCATGTTCCAGTGTTTAAAAATCAATGACAGCCCTTGAAAAAGAGTTAGCCAAACGAAGAGCAGAGCCAGCACGTTTAGAGTTGGCTCGCAGAAATCTACTCCACTACGCTAGGTACATTTTTGAAGAGAACTATGAGACAACACTATTAGAGGCATGGTATCACGAACTTTTATGCAATGCGCTGATGCGTGTTGCCAGTGGTGAGATCACACGTCTTATTATCAACGTTCCCCCAGCCTACGGAAAAACAGAGTTTGCGGTTCGTCTTTTTGTTTCGTGGGTTATCGGCAACTTTCCTAAAAAGCGTTTTATCTATACTTCGTACAGCGATGATCTGGCGCATAAAACACCCGCAGAGGTGAAAGACTTAATCGTTTCTCCCTCGTATCAAAAAGTATTTCCAGAGATAGAACTTGGACGAAAAACAGCAGACACCGAGTGGTATCTTAAGAGCAATGGGGGTATGTATTCTACTACCGTTGGAGGTGGAATTACGGGTTTTCACGGAAACTATGTAATTATCGATGACCCTATGAAAGCGATTGAGAAGAATCTTAAATCCACACGGGATACCGTTGTAAATTTTTATACGGGGTCTATCACATCAAGGCTTCGCAAGGATGACCCAAACAGTGCCATTATTGTCATTATGCAACGTCTCCATGAAGAGGACTTAGTAGGGTATCTTTTAGCCGAAGAGAAAGGGGTATGGACACATATTAACCTCACGGGATTTGAAGAAAAAGAGACAATTTATGACTTCTTTGATTACTACTATAAGCGACCAGCCTATGAGCCACTTAATCCACATTTTGAATCGATTGAAAAGCTGGAGATGCAAAAAAGAGTTATGAAAGAGGATTGGTACAGCCAGTACATGCAAGACCCTAAAAAGATAGAGACGGGGTATGTTACTGATGAGTATTTTAGAGAGGTTTCCTCTTGGGAACTTAAAGAGGATAACAAGTGTATCTCTATCGACCCAGCGCAAAGTACCAAAGAGACAGCAGACAATAGGGCGATTAGCACCGTTGGTGTTGAGCTAAGCAGTGATAATATCGAACTTTATAATATCTATGGAACATGGTTTGGAAAATGGAGTAATGACGAGTTTATAAAGAACATCATTGAAGTGATGCTCATGTTCCCAGATATACCCGTTTTCATGGAGAGCAGTGGTGGTGGAATCATTACTGAGCAGTATCTTAAAAAAGAGATTGCTAAGGTAAATTATGAATTAAAGTTGGCTGGCAAAGCGTTGATCACGAATAGGGTATCGCTTTTTAATCCAAAGACGAAGATTAGTAAAAACCAAAAGATAGATCAAAGCGTGACCTATCTCAAAAACGGTCAGATTCGTTTTGTAGCGGGGGCGGTTGGAAAAGATCAAGTGAAGCAAGAGTATAAAGCGTTTCATCCTGAAAAAGATTCCAAACAAGATGACTGCATGGAGACGATTGCCAATGTTGTTATTAATGGGTTTGTGAAGCCTAAAACCAATAAGCCACAGCCTATTACGGTAAATCCAACCATTACGCATCGAAGATTAAATACAGCCACATGGAGAATATAAAAAGACTATTTTAAGCGACACTCGTTGGATTTTGATTTGCTACACTTTTTGTAAATATTTAAAGGTGCAAAGAGTGAGAGAGATTTACGCAAAACATGAAAGTTTTGGTCTTAAGAGTGGCGATATCGTTACTGTTCATCTTCTTAATAGCGTAGGGATGGTGTCAAATCTTCACTATGATATTCAAGAAGAGGTGACATGTGGTAGCGATGCACTCACTTTTTCTGTTGTAGAAAATGACAAAATAGCGTTTGAAAGCTACTATAAAATCACACTTCCTAACACACTCACCTTTACCTTTACCGTACAAACATCCGAACAAACAGTGCCACATGAACTTAAAAGTCTAACCACAATGGGATGTTTTGAAGAGTTATTTAAAGATGAAAAGCTCATTGATAGTTTTACAGAAAAACTAGAGCTTTTTTTCACGGGGGAAAATCCACATTTTACCAATAAAGAACAAAGTCTTTTAAACATGTATATCTTCTATGCGGATGAAGTCATAGAGGATGGTGTTGCTACGGTGGATGTAGCCTTAAATATGGATAATTATTTAGCGAGTATAGGAGAATAGACAATGGGAAGTTTTATAGAGAATATTAATGCAATCAAGGAGAAGCTCCCAGCAATTGAGGAAGCAAGCGCATTGTTTGATGAGGAAATAGTTAGTCGGCTAGAAGAACTTGCAGAATTAAATTTTAGCATTATTGCAACGGATTTTGAAAAAGGAAACTATCTTGGTAATCGCAAGATTGACATTGATCTCTCTCTTAACAAGAAAACAACGGACAGTGTTGTCTCTTATTCTCAGGCGGATATTACGTTAGCCAATGGGCTTAAGTATCAGATTCCTTTTTTGAGTGGGGATGCTGTTTTGGAACTTACTTCTCACAACGACATTAAAAACTACATTACCGCAAGTTCGTTATGGGCGAATGTTGAATACACAGAGTGTACTGTTGAAGAAGCGACCAGTACGAGTAACACGCTTATCCGTTTTCGTGATGCGGATGGTCATAGCTCTAACATCGAGAGAGTGGAACTTAGCGTGTATGGTGGAAATGCCAACAACTCAAAGCCTTCTTATTTTTGGGCGAACAGTACCAGTGCTTTACAGACCATTGCGAACCGTGTAGGCGACATCATAGCGCTTGGGAACAACATCGATCAGATTGTTGTTTTATCGCAACGTATCGATGAGCTTGTTTTGTTGCAAGATAACATCGATACGATTGTTAACTCAGGCACTTATGCGTTATCTGCTAGTACCAGTGCTACCAGTGCGGCAAGTAGTGCCGATCAGTCTGCTCAGAGTGCTATGAGTGCAGAAGCTCAGGCCATTATCGCTACGGAGAAGGCGCAGATCGTTCAAGCGCTCGCCAACATTGACTGGGTGGGGTTTGATATTGTCGATGGAGAATTGGTAGTTACGACAGCCGATGGAAGTAGCGCAACGCCGTCTCTTATAGATGGTGAATTTATTATAACTTACAACTAGGAGAAAATATGCCAAGTGCAAATATGGGAAGAATTGCCTTTGTGAACAAAGGACAGTTTGTTTTAGGAACTGCCTACAAAAAAAACGATGTGGTTAAAGATGCTGGTTGTGTTTATGCGGCATTGCTCCCCAATACAAACATCTCACTCACCAATGCTACGTATTGGGTTAAGTGGATTGATGTTTCGGAAGTCGCTAGTGTGTTGACACACAACGCATTGCAAGAGCTTCAAGGCGGAGAAGCAGGCGGTCGCTTTCACTTAACACAAGCGGAACTTACCAAATTGCAACAAGGCTACACCAAAGCGCAAATTGACACCTTGTTTGACAATCTTAATCTTATTGAGAAAAACTCTACGCCTGTACTGGGTCTTTTGTGGAATCAAACAGAAGATTTATATAAGCGTATTGGAAAGAACATCAACATCGCTAACGTCGATGGTTTTAACGAGTTTAGCGCATGGCTATCACCTACGGCTTCAAGACAAAACGATAATGACACTGCCGCACCATCTGCTTTAACAAAATGGCTCGATGAAACAGCGAATTTGCCGTTTTCAACGATGAAGCGTACCGTTTATAACAACACAGGAAGCGTTGTTAAACTTTATGCGGCCAACAGCTACACCCATGCAGACCAAACAGGGCTCCTTGTCACCGAGCAGATCGCTGTGCCTATTCCAGCGTTTTACTACATTCAAGCACAAGTGGTATCGGCAGGTAAAAATTACCATATTCACGCCATTTCAAAAGCACCATTTACGATCGATGTCGCCAACGATCTAGGCTTCGTAAGTCCTACCATTACCGTATGGAATCCTATAACCAACGTATCAAGCGGTACAGTTGCAGGCAGTGTGATCACATCGGCGTATCATCCAGCGTTTAGAGATAACGCTAGTAACATCTTAAGCCAAAGAGCTTATGGAGCCTTTAATGCTGTAAGCGGTCGAAGCATTTGTGGTAGTAGTGTCAAAGCGACTGGAACGATTACAAGAGCAGCGGCTCGTACATCGGCGCAAGGGTTTGGTGGCGGCTTTACTTTGGTAGATTTTTTTCTAGAGAGTGCCAAAAACATTTTAGCCCTTATTGAAAGAGGTACGTTTTACTTCGACACTGGTAAGTGGAGAGGCTACGACTGGAATACGTCTGCTGTGGCAAACGATCAAGACAACGGCTTGACACTTTCGCTTCTTAATAAGACAGGCGTTATCTTAAACGGTTCAAGCCAAGTTATCGCAAACTCTTACCGTGGTATCGAGAACTATCACTCTGCTTTATGGCGGTTTATCGATGGTGTTAACAGTAGCAACTACTCCATCTACCTTGCTAAACCAAAAGCAACGTTCACGGACGACACAACAGCCGCTCCTTATTTTGATAGTGGGTATGACGTCCCTGCTGCATCTTCGGTTTACACTTCTGATTTTAATGCAGGAAGCTTTATCCCTTCTGCTGTGGCAGGAAGCGCAACAACAAAAGCAATGGACGGATGCTGGAGCGCAACAGGAAATACGATCCTTTTTGTCGGCGGTAATCTGAATAATGGCTCGCTTGCGGGCTTGTCGGCGTGGAGTTCGAATAGCGCTTCATCGGCTGCGAATTGGTATATTGTGGGTCGCTCTGGCTTATAAAGCCATCACCTAGTGGATAGGGCACGCTTCGCGTGTCCGTGCTTTTAAAAAAAACTTGAAAGGAAAGAAATGAATATAGGGTATGCAAGAGTAAGACCCCTTTATGTCGGCGGTAATCTGAATAATGGCTCGCTTGCGGGCTTGTCGACGTGGAATTCGAATAACGCTTCATCGAATGCGAATTGGAATATTGTGGGTCGCTCTAACTTGTATCGTACATTCATTGTATGCTCTTGCGTATCCTTAGCCCTTGCTAAAACACACGACTATCTCTTACTATGTGCTGGTAGGCTCTGCCGAACGCTCAAAGAGGATATAAGCCTATGAAACGTTATGGAAACTTGTTTCATAAAATTGTGGATGTTAAAAATATTTTAGCAGCACACAATAATGCCAAAAAAGGCAAAAGGCACTATGCCGAGGTCAAACGCTTTGAAGAGCGTCCATACCACTATGCACGTAACATTCGAAGATCGCTGATCGAGAAAAGTTACAAACCTTCCCCGTATGTCTCCATGCACATAAACGATAGAGGCAAACCAAGGGAGATTTTAAAAACGAGGTACTACCCTGATCGCATTATCCACCATGCTTTAATGCAAGTGGTACAGCCTATTTTAGAAGAAACCTACATCAAAGACACGTACCAAAGCATTACTGGCAGAGGAACACACAAAGCCATAGAGCGCATACAATCTTGGATGGGTGATGAAGTAGCAACACGTTACTGTTTAAAAATAGACATACGAAAGTTTTACCCAAGTGTGGACAATGATGTTTTAAAAGCAATGTTTCGCAAAAAAATAAAATGCGATGAAACACTTTGTCTACTCGATGATCTTGTGGATAGCCAAAAAGGACTCCCCATAGGAAACTACACCAGTCAAACACTGGCCAATTACTATCTTAGCTTTTTTGATCACTTCATCAAAGAGGTCTTAGGCGCAAAACACTATGTGCGATACGCCGATGACATTGTTGTGTTTAGCGAGAGCAAAGAGGACTTGCATACAAAGCTAGAAGCAATGAGGGCATACCTAAAAACCCTGAAACTTGAGATAAAAGGCAACTGGCAAATCTTCGAGACACGCGGTCGTGGACTTGACTTTTTAGGATACCGACTCTTTGGAACCTATACGCTTCTTCGTAAAAAGATGGCAACAAAGATCAAACGTGCCTTTTTACGCCCACTGCAAACGCTAAGCAACATAAGTAGTGCCATGAGTTACCTCGGTTGGATAAAAACAGCCAACGCATACAATTTTCTAAGAACACTTTTGAGAGAGCCTTTTAGAAGAAGTATAAAAAATCTCTCCAAAGTGTTACATATAAAAAATCCATTACGTGGGTTTGTTATTGTCCCTAAAAAAATACAAAAAAACGTTCAACTCACATTATTCTAGGAGAAAGAAATGACAATTACAAAGCAATTTAACCAAACCATGCCACCTCATTTTGAGGCAAGCCGAACACAGGTAAACGTAGGCATTGTCGCTGCCACAAAAACTATGGATGAAGTCGCCATAAGCGGGTATGAATACTACACCGTTTTCTTCCAAAGCCCAGAGCTTTACACCGATGACGCACTTTTTGGGATTGCCAAGAAAGAGACAAGAGCCTATGAGCTTTCAAAGCTAGTGATTGAAGTTGATGGTTTTACGCTTGATGCAGACGAAACAAGCCAAGAACGCCTTATCCGTGCATATGGAATGTTAAGCGATGGCGAGTCCATTCCTTGGAAAGATGCAAACAATACGTTTGTAAGTATCCCCAAAGAGACCATTAAAAAAGCAATTATCCTAGCAGGTACAAAGCAAACAGAACTTTGGGTCAAATACGCATAAAGGACAACAGGTGGCATATAACAAAGAAGAACTCGAAGTCGAATTCATAGAGAGTGGCGATAAAGCCATTCTCATTAAAGAGTTAAACTATACCACCGAGCAAGAAATTAGCTATGTCGTGCCAGTAGGGTTTGAGACGGACTTTGCCACTGTTCCACAGCTTTTTCAGTCCATTGTGCCAAAGATAGGCACGTACACCAAAGCGACCATCTTGCATGATTATTGGTACAAAGCAGCGATCAACACAAGAGCATGGGCTGATAGTGAATTTTTGAAAGCGTGTCTAATGCTAGGTATGCCGCGATGGAAAGCGTACTTGATGTACGTAGCAGTCATAATTTTTGGAAAAGGAAACTATTAGCATGAATCAACATCAAGATCATAGCCTAAGTATTTTGATCGTAGCTTCTTCATTTGTATTCAATTACCTAAGCATTGATAAAGAGAAGTTTACGATCTTAGCAGTTCTTATGGCACTTGATCTTTTAGCAGGTGGATATAAAGCATGGAAATTTAATCGCTTCTCGATGATCGCTATGCGTAATGGGTTTATCGCTAAAGTGTTTTTTCTGCTTATCCCTATTGCTATTGCGCTTATGGCAAAAGGGCTAGAACTTGATGTTAGATGGATTGTGTTTCAAACTATAGCCATGTTGATCGTAGCAGATGGGTATTCAGTTATTGCCAACATTTACTCAGCGAGTACCTTAAGAGAAGTAGCAGAAATTGACATTGTGAGTGCCATGTTGCAGTTCATTAGAAAAGCGTTTGAAATCGTTGTAAAGGATAAATAGAATGGAAACAGCTATCGACTATACAGGGAGTTCGTTTATAGGACTTTTAATATCAACGCTCATTCGTCTAAGCCCTGAATTGTTTAAAATTTGGCATAAGTGGATGGATAATAAGCATGAATTAGCCTTGCTTGATAGATCATCGATCACTAGCAATAACACCATTGAAGATAAATCACAGCCAACACCACCCGTTGATCCTACTATTGTTGAAAACATTATGAAGTTTTGGAATACACCAACAGGCAATAAGATCGTTGATATTTATAACAATCTTGTAAGACCGAATGGCGTTTACATCCTTCTTGGATTGTTTGCCTACATTAAGATCATGTGGTTTATGCAAAATCCTAATGCACCTTTACAAGTTATTTGGACGAAAGAAGATCAAATGCTTTTAGTTGGTACGTTGAACTTCTTTTACTTAAACAGAGTGTTTGATAAAAAATGAATCCGTTAGACCTAATGGCTGCGCTTGCCAAAGAATTTGAGGGGCTTAAAAAAGTAGTAGCCTCAATGGTGCAAGCATACCATGACCCTGTGGGATACCCAACGATTGGCTATGGAAATCTTTTATCAAAAGTAAAATGGGAAGATCT